CAAAACCTCGTATCGCCACGGACTCGTCGATGTCGGATACGATAGCCACAGGAATCCCATTCGAGACCGCCCATTCGATCTCGGCTGGCACACCGATGGTGGGGACCCCGCGAGGCAAAAATGCCATCACCCCATCGACGGTGGCCAGCACGGCCCGATTGACGTCCTCGGGCCCGGCCGAACCCTTCGCGCCACTAAAGGCCCGAGACGGGTGGTAGAGGGTCCAGTCCTCGGGGACTTTCCAGCGCGCAGGCATCCGGCCGCCAGCCTGGTCGATGGGCTCGGCAACGTAGACGAGGAACCCGTCTTTCATTTCTGGAGTCCCTTGTAGATGTCGGCCCAGGCTGCGGGATCGGCCTTCTGTTGGGCCAGCCACTGGTCCCAGGTGCCCGAGTGCTCGATGTGCTCAGCCATGCGCTCGGGCGCGACGACTAAGTGGGCCACCACATCAATCGCCTCTCGTAGACTGAAGCCGGTAAGCCCGGTTGCCAGAGGTAGGCAGATCCGCTCGACAGAACTGTGACTGATATCGTGCTCGCCCCACCAACTGGTAGACTCAGCCAGGGCTCCGACCTGAGCGCGCACCACGCGTGCCAGGCCGCAGATGCGCTCTGAGCGAACCGGGTTCCGCTTGTGGGGCATCGATGTTGACCCCCACTGCTCCTCTGCAAAATACTCGGCCATTTCGCCATACGTGGCTCCCAACCGCACCTGTAGTGCGAGGTGCTCGACTGACGACATCAGCACAGCTACCGCGTTTGCCCAAGCAATCAGGCCCGACCGGTCGTTGGCTTGCGCCTTGCGGTAGCGGCCCGGCTGCAGCCCGAGCAACGCACCGAGGCGCGGCGAATCGTGCACTTCGGCCGCCCCGATAGGTCCACCGAGAACTAGTTCGGTGGCGCCGGAGGTAGTGGCTTCCACGGCGGATGCGGCCTTGGCAATCCGGTCGGCCCAGACCCCGACCTGCCGTCCGAAGGTGTCCGGCTCGGCGAACATGCCGTGCGTACGAGACGCGCGAGGTGTCCCCGCATGCTGGATACCCAGGAGTTCCAGCGCTTGGGTGAGGAGCTGAGCTTCTCGACATAGGCATCGTGACACGTCCAGCACAGCCAGCGCCTGCCCAGCGTCGACGAGGTCAGAAGAACTGAGACCCCAGTGGGCCCGAGGTGCTCCCCGCACCTCACGCATCCACCGTACAAAAGCTCCCACGTCGTGGCGGGTAATGCCCTCGTACTTGAGGATCTGCTGGATGTCGTGTCCATCGATCTCCTCGCAGAGTGCCGTGGCGGTTTCGCCGTCACCGGCTGCGGTTGCGGCGGCCCACTCGACCCGAAGCCAGTAGGCGTATTTGCCTGGATTAGACCAAGCGTGATCGACCACCGGATGAGCGTATCGGTTCACGGCCACTGTCCCACCTCGCGAACCCGGCGCACCATCATTGAATAGACCGTGATGTCGTGCCAGGTGTCGTCGCTCGGCGTGCTTCCCGAGTGGATGGCGCTAATCGCCCGCGCCACCTTACCTAGGGTATAGAACGTGATCCCGATTTCCTCATCGGTGATGATGTCGTTGGGGATCCCGATCATCTCGCGTATGGTGCGCCCGATGATGATCAAGTCGAGAGACCCGTACTCCTTGGCTTTCACTGCCGCTGGTTCGGCGTCATCAGCTGCGATCGCAGCCCACCAGCTTGCTAGATCCATGGTTGATTTCCGTTCATGTGGACTTGCGTTGCGGGCCCGGTGCCGACCATATCGATCGACGTGCCCAGTTCCTTGGCTCGCTCATCGAGCCAGGCTTTTGCGGGGTCGACCAAGTCTTCGTACCTGGTGACGCCCGAGACTTTGGGGAACAGGTGATCGAGCATCGTGACCGCGATGCGGATCGAGGGGGAGGGCGCGCCGTTCGCGTTTAGAGCCTGCCAGGCTAGGTCGGCGTCCCATTCACCCACCCGACGAACCCGCTTTGTCACGGTGGTGTACTCCTCCGGCAAACCCAGGTCGCCCCAGGTGGTCTCGCCTCGGAGCGGACCGCTGTTGCCCGCCACCCGGATCGGCCGCGTGCGAAATACGATCCAGACCTCCAGCTCGTGGTCACTCCAGCGCCAGGGGGACACTCCGGCCTGCGCCATCATGTCGACTGCCCGCGCGTCGCCAGACGTGCAGAATGGGTAGTTGCCCGCGTGCAACCCCAAACCGTAGCCCTGCGTGCCTTCGATGATCACGTCGTGTCCGGTCGTGTGGTAGTCCTCGATCACGTCGGCCACCGACATCGGGTTGTGCATCCCGGCCGTCAACTGCGCCGTGCGCCAGATTCGGTCGGCCCGAGCCGCGCCAACTCCCTTGGCCGTGGAACCAAGCCGGTCGTTGAGCGTACTCTGCTCCTCCATTTCAATGTGAGTGGAGTCGAGGAGGGTCGCCTGGGGGTCGACGATGAGCCGACTGGAGATGTCGTATCCGGCGTCCTCTAGGATGCCGATCTCGTAGAATAGGACCTCGGGGTTGATTTCGCTGCCCGCAGCCAGAGCCAGCAGGGCTCGCGGGTTGACAAACCCAACGGGCACGTGGCGCAGCTTCCACTCTCGTCCGTCGTCGTCGATGACCGTGTGTCCCGCATTGGGACCTCCGACTCGCACGACCAGCGGCGACGGCGAATCTGAGGCCAACCTCGCGGTGACCGCGCCCTTGGCTTCGGAGCCATATTGCCCTCCTACGACCACTTGTAGCCGACTCATGCGTACCCTGCTCTCTGGAGTTCCAATTGGACAACGTACCTGAGCCCGTGTGCTTCCGCGTCACGTGCGTGCTTACCGTGTCCGATCGACCGCGTCAGCCGAGACCGCAGCTCGGGATCGTTGTATATCTCATTGAGCTTGGACGCCTGCGGCTTCTCAAATGGGATGTTGTGTCGACGTGCTATGTGGTGAAGCGCTCCAATCATCTGCGGAGTCCACAGCTCGGAGTGCGACATCTGGGCAGCCAGCCACGGGTAGAGCGTAAACCGCTCGCACACTAACAGCTTGATGACCCCAAACCCGGCCAGATCCGCAACGGTATCAATAGCCTGGTCTGGGGTCATCTCGACCGCAGCGGTACAATCCTCACCGTCCCAGCTCGCATAACCCACGTGCTTATCGCCTGGGTCGATGCTGATCCAGAAATTGGGTAGTGATCGCCGCGTTGGCATGGCAGACCTTCGCTCTAGGGTTCGATCATCAGGCTGATCTGGATGGGCGTGTTGGTTACCCTCACCCGGGCCCCGATCAGCCCCCATTCTAACTCGACTGCGCCCTCCACCTCCTCTCCACCCTCACGTCGGTGCAGGAATCGAATGATCGCGAGAGCCAGCTTAAGCTCTAAGGCTCGCTCACGCTCGTGGATGTCTAGGCACGCGCCCACGTCTACCTCCAGCTTCGTGCTACGTCGAGGACAATACGGTTGTGGCCAGGCTTGGGGCCCGGTAGGCTGAACACTCGGAACGGCAGGCGTGCCCGAACCCCGAGGCCCACGGTGGTGATTCCTTCAAAGTCACCTGCGAGGACCAGCCCCCGGAACACTCGGAACTGCGCCGGATCGGGGACACCAGTGATGGTCGGGCGCCCGGTGTTGATGTCGTGGGCGTTAGTCCGGATCACAACCAGGAGCTTGGCTCCGGCCTCCGGAATGGGAATGACCTCGCCGGAGCCGTCTGCTGTGATTTGGCTGACGTACTGCACGTGGAAGCCAGGGGTCGGTCCTTCGACGTCGAATACTAGGCGGTCGGCGCAGGGGCCCTGTCCGATTCGCACTCCGACGATCGCCCCGGGCGACATGCCGGGTGCATCCCGAGGCAGTGAGCCCCAGCGTTCGACCGGGCAGCCAGTCGCGGTGGGGGCGGCTACCGGACCTCCACCCGCATCGGCGATGGCAGGACTCGCGCAGACGCTGATAGAAGCGGCGGCAATGATGATTGGTAGTAGGAGACTACGCAGCATCGGCCCATCTCTTTCTGTCGATGGCAAACGGGACGGCGAGCCCGCCGATGGCGACCAGGCGATCCTGGAAGATGTTAACACCCAGATCGCAAATCTTATCCAGTTCATCCTCCTGGCCGTTCGGGACTTCGAGCACGAGCGAGTCGTGAATCTGCAAGAGCAGCCACCCGGGCCAGCGCTCGTTTACTTCCACCATCCAGAGCTTCATCAGCTCGGCGACGGTGCCCTGAATAACAGCATTCCAGGCTTTGTGGGTGCGTTCGCCGTAGCCGAACTGACGACGTCGACCGGTCACTTTGAAGGTCAGGTACCCCGGGCCACCGAGTGCGCGGTCGGCTCGCTGCTGGGCCAACCAAGCCGCCCGGCTCATCTCGGGGAATGCGTTGTTGTAGTCGTCGCGGAGCTTGCGTGTCTCGTTGCGCCCGTACTCGACTCCGGTGAACATCTTGATCTGGTCGCGCATGGTGTCGATACCGGCTGCGTACAGGATCGCGAACGTGAGTCGCTTGGCGACGTTGCGGAACTGCTCCCAGTTGGGATCGCCCGGTAGGATGTCCCAAATGACCGTGGCGGTCTGGCCGTGGACGTCGGTTCCCGCGCGCAGCACTTCCAGCATCCCTACACAACGCGCGATCGAGGTGGCCACGCGGACCTCAGCCTGCGCCAGGTCCAGCTCCCAGTTGGTGTGGCCAGGCTTGTCGGGGAAGAACTTCCTAATGGGGATGATCCCCTTGGGGATCTGGTAGGCGTGCGGGATCGCCTGGAGCTGCACCCGTTCGACGGAGAGTCGGCCCGAGATGGCGCCTCCCGTCTTACCGCCCGGCCGATCGGACTCAATCCGCATCTGCCGGTAGTTGGTCCGAAGGCGCCCATCCGTGCCGGTTGCTGCGGGCCAACCACGGTACCACTTGGCCATCGCCGACTGGAGCGATTTGACGGCGTGCCATTGGTGGGCGCCTTCGGAGATTTTGGGGTCGGGGTGCTCCATCAACTCGCGCACCACGGGTGCGGCGATGGACTGTACGCCGAAGTAGGCTCGGGCTGCGGGGTCCGTGGCTTTGAAGGGAAGAGATTCCTTAGCCTCCTCCACAAGCCCGAGCATCTTGTCGTACTCGGCGTACGCACCCTCTCTATCGAAGCCGATGCCGCGCCGCTCCATGTCAAACAGGGTGCGGAACATCGCCAGCTCTAACCGGCGGACCGAGTCAAAGCCCTTCCAGACCGCACCCTCGTCGACGTGGGCCTGCTGGTACTCCCAAAGGCGCAGCGTCTGGTTGGAGTCCTTAGCCGCGTACGGCTCCAGGGTCTTCCAGCGCAGGGTGTCGTACCGCCAGGTCAGGCCCTTGCCCTGTCGCTTGCGCTCCTTCTCGATAGCGGCTGCTGCCTCGCCCTCCTCCTCGCCCCATAGGCGTTTGGCGGTAGGCTTGAGGGAACTGGACTCCAGCGGCCAAAGCAGGCCGTTGCCATGCTGGGTGTCCCAGAACACGGATCGGCTGAGGTCAAACCCCGTCGACTCGTCCAGGCGATGGCCAGTGGCCAGGATGTGGCAGTCGAACTTAGCGTGGTGCATGATCAGCGGGTGGCGCGACAGCCACCTCAACAACTCAAGCAAGTCCTCACGCGGGAGGTTGATCGAGCCATCGTCGTACTCGGGATAGACGCCAACCGGGCTGATGTGGTCCATCTGCTCGATCTGGCGCCAGCTCGGCATTGGTGGGAGCGGGTAGAACCCGGGACGCCCACGGGATGACCAGGCGCACCGGCCCGGCTTACCCTCGAGCCAACCCTGGTCGAAGGGCCACACCTGATCAACAATCAGGCCGTTATGCGGATCTCGCCAGGAGGCGGATACGACTGAGACCCGGGCGCGTGGTGCCTTACCCGGGTCTCCATCAACAAAAAGGCCGCTGGTTTCCGTGTCTACTGCGATGGGAACGGTCTCCGGCACCAGCGGTAGCAGCATGGGCCCATCCTACCAGGCCCGCGACTGGGTGTCAACCCCCAGCAGGCGAAAGCCTCACCCGCTCTTCACAGTTGAGGCACAGGATCGCTTGAACGATGTAGAGTTTCATAAACATGAACACGCAAATGGCCTCGCTGATCGGCATGCGGCAGGCGTCGCACTCCTCGAAGCACATGCAGTGGTTGCCCTCGTTCCAGTGCTCACGGCAAAGCAGCATGTTCCATCGGGGGAGCCAG